GTAGGAAGAAACTATTAGTTTGTCCACTAACGGAGTTTGCAAAGTTTGCATCGGTATCAGTTGAGGGTTCAAAATATTGAGCCATGATATATTCCTTTAGTTATAATAGTTATTTTACGATTCTGCCATACTGCATTGCTTCTGATATTTCACTTTCGTATTTATCAAATTCTGCAATACTCATAGCAGCAATCTCCTTTTCAGACCAAACCTTTTCCTGATTCGGTTCTACACTTGTTGTTTTAGTAGAAACCATATCAGCAGCAGATTTTCTAGTCTTTTTAGAAGATGACTTAGTTTTAGTAGGTTCAATTCCCAAATCCTTTTTAAACAAATCTAAAGCACGTGAGGCTAAATCAGCATCATTATTGTTATCATATACCCAAGCTTGGATAGATGAATGTTGCTCTTTTGCCCATCCGTGAAAATCATCACTGTTTCTGATATCTTCAAAATCAGGATGTCTTTCCATTAACCTTTGTTCGGCAGCTTCTCGTACTAAATTGTTCTCACGTTCTTGGAGTTTACTAAGGCGTTCTTCTAGAACTTTTGCTTTAGACTCCGATTGCATATGAGCAACAGTTTCTACGACATCATAAACATCAGGATACTCATTCTTAAATTGTTCTAAGTCTTCAGGAGATTTAGGAGCTTTGTAGGTTGGTCTGTTATTAGCAGCTTCTTCTAAAAGTTCTTGTTCTCTAGATTTAAACTCATTAAGTTTAGAATCATAATGCTTTTTTAAATCATCATATCTTTTTTTATAATCTGGTTTCTTATAAGGAGTATCCAGATTTTCTGTTTTAACATTATCTGTAGACTTAACTTCAGTAATGTCATCACTATCAAAGAGCTTATTCTTTTCAGAAGGCTCTTCAAAATATAATTGATTAGCCGGTGTAAAAGGTTTATCTTCTACGTGGTATTCTTTCTTTGCGTTATAAGGATTCGCTTGTTCTTCCTGTTGGACTGTATTAGTCATCTTCTATTCTCCTACTCAGGGCTTGTTTCACAAGGTAGCTCTATGTCGACTAGAGGGCTTGTTTGTAAAGGTAGCCTTTCGGTTATTAAAATGATAAAGTGCCTACGCTAATAGGGTGGCTTTATCGTTAGTTTGTTTAGCTGTAGATATTTTTGGTAACTTCTTTTCTCATATCTTCTGTTATTCCTTTCCCAGTTTCATCCTCTTGGATAATACCGGTTTGAGATAACAATGCTTGAGGTTTTTCCTCTACCATTTTACCTTCAGCAAAACCTTGTCTTTCATCTGCAGCAGCTTCAGCTTCTTTCATCATAGACATTAAACTGTCTTCTCCGATTTCTTCTACAGCTTTTGCAGTAAAAACAAATTCTCCGTCAGACAACCTTGCAGGTATACTGTCAGAGACTCCTGAACCCGGTCCATTAACAGGACCAGACCCAGCAAATTCTTGAGCAACATCTATTATCTTATCAAATAACATAGATAGTTCCTCGTCTTGTTCTAGTTTGGAAGTTAGCATATCTTCTTCTTCTTCGCTTAATGCTTCTTCCATTATAAATCTTGTGTATCCATCTTCCATGTCATCATCAGATTCCATAGGCATCTCAGATTCCATTTCAGATTTCATTGGTGGTGTCATAACCATTAACATTTGGTCATCCATTGAACCACCTTCAGCTTTTTTCTTTCTATACATTCCACCCATATACTTAGGCTCTCTGTCTTTAACAGCTTCTTTCATTGGTTCAGTTTTATTACCGTCTTTATCTAAATCTAAGTAATCTGGTTTTAACATTTTTATCCCTCTTCGTTTCTTGTTATTGCTTCTTTAACCTGCAGGTCCAACTGCCCTAGGCGTTCCAGAGAATTCAGCTTCCCCTGCAACCGGTACATTTCCTGTTCCGATGTTGCCACCACCAGTGCCTGTAGGTCCAAGTTCTTGAGGTTGTTCAGGTGCTCCTTGAACGCCTCCCATAGGTCCTTGTTCCCCACCAGCAGGTTGAGTCTGTTCGCCATTCGTTTGTCCAGCATTTTGCATTCCTATTATTTGTGCCATCATAGCTGCTTCTTCAGGGTCATTGAGTATTTCATCAGGGTCTAAGTCTAAGCTATAGGCTAGTTCACTAATCAATTTAGAAATCTTAACAAAAGGTGCGACAGCAGGATTCTGAGCAGTTTGTAAGAACATAGTAAGTCTTTGACTTCTAACTTCTTTCTGCATCAAGCTATTCGTTCCTGTAGCTTTTACTTCTAAATCTCCTTTGACATCCAACTCGTCCTCTAGAAATTGCATGTTCCACTGGAAGTAAGCTTCTCCAAGTGGCTTCAATAAAAAGTCATCAAGGTTTTTGATAACTGTTTTAATATTTAAACTTGATGCTCCAAGTAACATTGACATGCCTGAAGCAGTCCTTGTCATACTTTGAACACCTGTTTGACCGTGTGAATAACTAGGTATACCTGTTTGTTCATCTGCAAGTTGTCTAAACTTATCAAACATCATTAAGTTTTCTTGTGATGTATTAGGAAATTTCAAACCGTGTATAGCTTGTCCCGGCATTCCAGCTTGTCTTCTAAAGACCTTACCCGGATATATTTCCATTGATTGTCCACCAACTAAAGCAGACTCATCTACATCAAATACTAGAGAACCTGACATTGCTAGGTTATCGATAGCCATTCTTGCATGACCATTCATAATTTGTTGTGAGTCATCCATGTTCTCTGCTACACCAATACCAAAGAAGTTATATGGATTTCTTTCGTATGGGAAAGCATGATAAGGTATTCTGTAAGGTGTAAATGGATTTAGTACTGCTCTTAGTAAGTAATGTCCACATGTCCATATGTTTACTTGTACTTCATCTAGGTCATCAACGCTGTCGGGTAAGTCAATTCCTACTTCTCGTGCATACTCTGCATCCATTATTCCCCAGTATTCTAAGACTTCGTAGTTAGTACCTACTTCTTCGTCATACCTTGCATCGTCTTTTAACTGGCTTTCAAAATCTTTTTCTACATAGTTAGCACCCATTTGAATAGCATTACGTATTGCATCTTCGTCAAAGTAAGGCATATTTCTTAACTGTCTTAGTTGACTTCTATTCATTTTATGTCTATGTATTACATACTCACACTCTTCCATGTTAGTAGCATTAGGGTCAGGATAGAAATCCCAGCAACTAACAAACTCTATTCTAGGTACTCTAACTTCTAAAGGGTTATAACTTCTATTACCTTCTTCATCTGTATCCCATTTATGTAATCTTTTGTTAAAGTTAAATGGTCCTTTTACAATCCCTGTACCAAGTAAAGCAGATTCTAAAAGAGCATTTCGCATTTCAGCATTACCATTAGACTCTTCTATTTGGTCATGGATAAGCTTCTCCATTCTTCTTGCAGCTTTTTGTGCTGGAGATACTTCTAAAACTTGTGGGTCAGGACTAGCTCCATCTTTCAATATACCTAAACTTTCAGCCTTATCTTCAAGACTATCTTCAAACATACCATTATAATATGTAGCTCCAGGCTTTAAAGTTTTACCATCACCTTCATAACCAACATCATATGGATTTACATTAGTACCTTCTCTATTACCAATATCATCAGGCATCTCACCTTCTGTAGTTTCTAATCCGGGAGTTGGGTTACTTGTATCTAAGTGTGCGTAATCTGTTTCGCCTTCAGGTATTTTAGTCTCAGCAATTCCTATAGGGAATTTACCTGTACCAAAGATAACATCAACAAGCTGTCCAAAGGCAGCCAGTACTTTAGTCTTAGTAACTTTTACAAATACTCTAGACTTTTCTGATTCTCTAAACTTAATATTTTTAGCGTATAAGCCTCTATAGTTCTCATATGCTTTTAACCAACGAGTCTCATCAGTTTGTCTAGCGTCTTCAGCAATAGCAAATCTATCTTTAATAGTGCCGATTATATTTCTTTGTTGGTCTTCTTCTAGTGTAAGTTGTACTCCAGACTCACCTTCAACTTCTTCGTAGATGCTATCAGCGTTTAAAAATGTATTCTTATCTTCTACCATATATTAATAACCAAAAGTTGAATCAGAAGGACTAAACATATCTGATTTTATTCTTAACATCCTATCTTGTGGATGGTCCATTCTAGGTCTACTCATTAGCAAATACCTTAGTGCATCATATGCGTGGTCTGCTGCATGAGTATCTACATCTTCAGGATTAGACTTAGAAAGAGGCAACGCCTGTATTTCTTTTATTAGATTTACACATGTATTAAATATCTGCAATCTAGGTCTTCCTGTAGCTTTATTTACTCTTAAGTGCTCATGTATTTGAGTCTTACCTGCTACTCTATTCTTATCGGCTCTTCTTAGTTTATGTCCTTTATTAACTAATATTTCACCAATCGTAGGACCTGTATAACCTGTCCTAGACCATGCTGCTGTATCAAGTACTCCAGCTATGGATTTTATCTCTTCCATTTCCATCTCTGTAATGGTGTCTCCGAGTGCTTCTCCTGTCAGACCTTTTTTGTATAATTCTCTATATATAATAATGGTCTTATCTTCAGGGTCGATAGCAGCCCAAAGACAGCAACTTTCTGCAGCGTAACCGTAGTCCACTGCTTTAACTCTTTCCCACCAACTCGGTAACTCGAAAGGTGGTATGACGTGAACCGGAGGTTCAAACTCTGCAAAGGCTGCTCCTTCATTTATATCCCAGTTACCTTCCAACAACTGTTTACGTTGTATGGCTGGTAAGGATTGTAGCATCCTTTCGTATTCACCGTCTTCAGCAAGGTGAGGATTATCCTGTAACAATGCTGGTATAAACTTTCTTGTGAGTCCGTCCTTACCTTCAAAACTTGTATTAGACTCTGAAGGTTCTACGTATCTCTTTTTAACCCAATGTGCACCTACACCACCCGGGTTAGCTGTACATCTTAAATAAGTCTTTATAGCTGGGTTAGTAGTTCTTAGACGTGATGCTAAGTAGTTCCAACCAAACTCTGTAGGTAAATGAGTTATCTCATCAAAACCTATCCAACTGTACGCTTGTCCTTGATAACGATAAACATCTGCATCTCGTTCCAAGAACCCAAATTCTATTTTAGCTCCACTTGGGAACAACCATAACTTTTCTACTTCTTTAAACTTAGCACCTTTAAAGGCTATCGGATAAAGCTCTCGAGACTTATCTATAAGTTCTCTTAGTTCTGGCATAGACCTTCTTAATATCAAAGCTCTGTGCTCTGTTATGTGACAGTAACGCAATGGGTCTATTAACATTGCAAAACTTTTACCACCACCTGCTGCACCACCGTAAAGAACATCCTTCTCACCTGCAGCTAGAAAGTCTGTCTGTGGTCCTTCGTTTGGCATAAAAGCCACATGAGAACCAGTAGTATCTAAATGTTTTTGTATAGCATCAGGTAACTCTTTGGTGTCTGATTCTGTTAAAACATTCGATGTTAAAACTTTCTCTTCTTGGTCAAGTTCTTTCTTGACTCTAGCTAAACTTCTTGTTAGCTTTTGAACTTTCTTACTTTTCTTATTAAGTTTATTCTTTGCTTGTAAAGCTAACTTAATTCCTGAAAGTTCTGAATTCTTTGGTCTACCGGGTCTAAGCCTTGGTGTACCGTCTTTCTTTAGTATATAACTCCCATCTGGGTTTGTCAAGTACTTATTTGAATTATCTTCCATATACTTTATCTACGTGTTTTTTCAATCCGGGTCTAGACATCTTTCTTCCTGTCTCTGCCTCTAACCAATCTACTCCAATACCTAGACTAATTTCTCCATGAAAGACTGCTTCAGATACTTCTTTTAACACCTTTAGTTCTTCTTCTATAGGCTTAAGAAAAGAATCAGTGTCTTCATCCATCTCATATCCAAAGGGTATGGTTGAAGAAGCTCTTGTTATATATCCTTCTTTCATTTTACTTTTCTGTAAGCTCTTGTTTTTCTTGCAGTTTTCTTTGGTTGCTTACTGTGCTGCTTTCCCTTTTTAGTATCTTCTCGTTTTTTTCGAGTTGATTCAGCATACTCTTTAGAAGATAGTGCCTTAATAGCTTTCTCTGGGAGATACCTTTCCCCCGTTTCTGCCGACTTTTTACCACTTTTAGTACGCCACTTTTGTTTTGTCCAAGCCCTAAGACTTCTTTGTGACTTTTTTAGACTTGACATTTTTCTTTGTTGTTAAACATTTCTTAAATAGTTTTGCGTAGACTTTGTTTAGTCTGTCCATCATCTTTATCATAAATTCCTTCATATTATTTATAGCCTCCCCCTTTGGCTTTATATTGTTTTGCTAAGAGCTGGGCTTTTCGAGCAGACCATTGTCCGGCTTTACCACCTTTAGTACCGGCTTTAATACTGTTGAAAAGCCTCTTACGCATAGTTGGCTTGGTATAATTACCAGCACTATTCACAGTTGACTTACTCTTCTTCTTTGTTGGCATCCTTTTCTCCTTTCTTTCCAAATATTGCATCCCAGTTATCAGCATACTGTTTAGAATGTATGTTGACTCTTGGAGCTGCTCCTTTGCCTCCGTGCCACGAAGGTCCATAAACTCTACCCTTATTCTTCTTACTAGACATAAGGACAGGCTTTTCGTTGCTTCCTAGTTGTGGCATACTACCACTTTACCTTATCAGCCCAGTAGGCTGCAGACATTTTACCTTTAGCAATGTTCTTACCGTGTCTTGCTTTAAAAGACTTTCTCTTAGCTTTCATTCTAGCTGACTCTCCTGCTTTAGGAGCACCTGCTGTCTTAGCACCTTTCTGACCAAAACGTATAGTCTTAATCTTATCACCTTCTTTAGCCACAACAATGTGTGACTTAGTTTTGTGACCCGGAGTTCTTTTAGGTTTGTTGAACCCTGAGACTCCTGCTCGTTTTAATCTACTATCTTTTTCTTTTGGCATTAGTGTACCTTCCTTTCTTCTAATTGTATATCATGTTGTAATTCTTGTATCTCCCCAAGAACCAACAGTCCGTATTGTATGGCTATTCTATTAGCTTGTGCAATTGTATCAGCTTTAATGTATGGACCTATTGCAGACCCATCTTCATTAACATGTTCTGTTATCCAAAGTCTAGTCATAGTCTTTGAGACTATCATAGTCTGCATCCTCTGCATCTATAACTACTGGGGCTTTATCGGGCATCAGAAAGATACCTCCACTAGCCATGTTATGATTTACATCTACTTTATCTACTCTACTAACACCAACTCTATCTAATAACGTCTGTGCAGCAGTAAGTTTATTAGCTGCTTGTACTATAGGTTTCTTAGATTCCATTATCTCTACAAGTTTAAAAGCTGCTTTAGGAGCTGAGTTAGCTAGTATCTCTTGAGTGAGTTCTAGTATCTCAGACTTTAAAGTCTTTACAACATGATGATAATGTGAAGAGTAACCAGCAAGTTCTGCTGCTTTCTTAGCATCACCACTAGTATTGACTAGGTGCTCTAGGAAAGACTTCTGCTTATCTGTTAATTCTCTTTTAGTTGTTGTGTTATCAACACTTGGTAATATAGCCATGAATCTAGTATACACATCCATTTAGAACTTGTCAAGCTTTAAAGTTTTTTTATGAAAGCCTTGACAAAAGTGGAATGCGTTGTTATACTAAACGTAGTGCCCCTCCCGGGTCAACATATACCCACAACATCCCTTACAAAACAATTGACGGCCTAGTAGAGGAGATTTCTTTGTGGGCGAAATAAATACTTTAAAGTCTTTAAAGATTCTAGAGTTTTAGTGTCGGGGCGTTAACTAGTTCTAGTTAATGACCATTCTCCTTGAAAATGTATAATCATGCTATAGATATATAGGGTAGAGGGTGTGGTCTCCTGCCTCCCCCTAATAGATTTGAGATTGCCTAAATTGGACATCTTCAAAACTCTATAACTTGTAAGGCTTCGGAGTCTTTGGGCTTTACCAGACTCTGTTCTTTTGGTAAATCTCAATTTTATCAAGATAAACTTTTGTGGAATCGATTTACATTCCATACAGTATGGCTTTCTTGAAAGTCTTTAAGGTCTTTAACCTTTTGCAAGACTATGCATTAGACAGCCTGTTATTTGCTTTTGAAGTTTCCTAGTTCATCAAGACTCTTTGAACCTACTTTAGCATTAAATTTATATTGCCAATGGCTTGACATTGTCTCCTTCCACTGTGCTTGTCCAGTTCTATCCGATTATCAAAAGTGTTTATATCAAATTGTATTTTCTAAGAGCATATGATTCTCCTTGTTTATAGATTAATGGATTTATAAATACTCTGCAATTAAAACTGTAATAGTGCAAGTGGTTAGTATCATATGCATGATTGCCAAAGCTTATTTGCCTTTCACTGCATGAATATCACAACTACTTCAGACATAAGTCCAATGTGTATTTCTAAAACTATAGCAGAAGCTCCTGTTGGAAACTCTAAGAGTTTCAGTTGTTTGTGAATCTTATAAGAAATCATGATAGTTCCCTTTCTGGTTTACAAGACTATAAAGTTTTTAAAGTGACAAATGTTTACAGTATTTTCTCCCAAAGCCCCGAAAATATCTGTAAAACTTTTAAACTTTTTCTGCGAAGCCATTGAAAAACTTTAAAACTCTAAGGCATTTGCAACATTTAAAATTCTTTATAGTTTCTCTATGCCATAAAGGAGTACTATATGATTTTAATAAGCTACACAAACAACGAAACTCTTGAGTTTCCAACAGTTTCATCTGCTATGAAATACACATTGGACTTATGTCTGAGTGATATTCATGCAGTGAAAGTCAAATGCAATAATGCATCTGATACTAACCACTTGCAAGATTACATTGCAGGTATTTATAAATCCATTAATCTTAAAGGAGAATAATATGGAAAATACATTTGATATAAACACTTTTGATAAAGATAGAACTGGAAGCCCAGCTTCCTTCCGTCAATGTCAAGCCATTGGGTATAAATTTGCTAAAGTAGGTTCAAAGATGAACTGGAAACTTCAAAAGCAAATAACAGGATGTCTTTATAGTCTTGCAAAAGATGAAAGACTGACTTTCAAGAAAGCTCATACGGTACTCCAAGGTAAATCGCTTCCTAAAGTTTATCTTGATAAAATTGACAAGTACCTAAAAGAACAGGTCAGCTAAAACCTCAAAGACTCTCTCGCCTTACAAGTGAGAGAGTTTCTTTATGTCTGCATAAAATCTCAAATCTTGTGTTAATAGTGAAATTACTTTGTAATTGCTCTTTATGATGTCAGTCGACCACACCAAAGAAGTTAAATAAGTTAATTAAGTTAAGATAAAACTCGAGTTTTAAGTTTAAGTCGGTTGGGCTGGTAATTGAGGGCAAATCTGTGGATAACTTATCTAAATTTATGTATAACTTATGTATATCTTGTTAATTACTTGTGGATAACTTATAATTATCTGTGGATATCCTGTGAATTTAAGTTTGAACTTAGGTTTAAATTTAAGTTTGAATTTAAGTATAATTTTAAGGTTGTGTTTAAGTCCTAGCAAACTTAAAGTATAAGTATATCTTAAGTTTGTTAAGACGCTAGACTTTCTCGGTTTGGTCGCTAAACTGGTGGTCGGTCAGCAGGGAACAGTCCTTGCTGTTTTTTTCAATACAACTGGAGATGTTATGAAAACTAAATGTAAAAACCCAAATGGTAAATCTAATATGCAAGTCATTTTAGATGCTAAATCTAATAGTCCAAAGTTCAATAGTCTTGAGAAAGCTGAACGGTATATCAATGAGTTAGGTTATGTTTTTAAAGTTAGGAACTCTGTTAAAGAGGACAGGTCTGTAATTTATAGACATAAGTTTACTAAAAGGGGACATGTGTTTCTTAAATCCAACTATGACTTTTTGAGTAGTGGTAGTATGGAAATGGGAACAGTTTGGACGATTGAGCAATTTTAAGATTATAAATATATCTTAAGTTTGTTAAGACGCTTGACATCTGCCGAGAAAAAACATATAATTTGTCGGTCAGCAACCAACCGAGACTTCAAAGTCTCATAAATATGGAGATATTATGGAAGAACTAGACCACTTAGAATTTTTAGATTTTATGACTGAACAAGAATTAAAGTCTGAAACAATTGAAGCTAATAAAGAATTAGCAAATGATATTAACCCAATAACTTAAAGGAGATAAACATGGCAGAATTAAGAATACACAAAGTAACTAAAATTGAAGTGAAAAAAGTAAACAAAGGAGATGGATATCTTTGTAGAGATATGGTTATTTACAATAAAAGATATGACTATGATTTAAATGATTATGTTATAGAAGAAACAAGAATAGATTTATTTTTAGATAATGCTTCTGCTTCAAAGCTAGTATATTCTAAAGATAAATACTAAACCGAATTCGAAAGAATGTAAACTATAGGACACCAATGCTAAAGAGGTGCTACAACTAAAGCACAATAATAATATTGCTTGGTCTCTAGGGATTACTGTTATACAGATGAAATACAAAAGAAGTCTAGGAAACAGTCCTGAAAGAGTGTGGGTATCACTTACCAAAACTACCCACCTTAATTTTAACTAAAAATATGGAGATATATTATGGCGAAAATCGTCTATGGAAAAAGAAATACTACAACTGTTGATTCAATTTATGACTACGGAAGTATAAGTGAGAAAGCTATTTGGAACTATGCAAATAGTCTAGGTGTAAATATTATTAGAGTTAGAGCTAATAAAGAAAGACATGAAACTACTACAGGAGATACTTTCAATGGGTATCATTCAGGTAAAGTATCTATCTATCAACAAAAGCCTAAACCAAATAAGCCTTTACATTTTGTAAGAAGAACGCCACTTGGTAAAGACAACAAGGGTATGCAAATACTTGAAGTTGCTACTAATATTGATACACAAGAAGTCTTAAAAACTTTACAAGACTATGAGTATTACACAACCAATGGTTTCTTTGCTAGGTTGGGTTTAACATTCAAAAGAATGTTTGCATAAAGATTGCTCTCTACTTTTGCAAGTATGGGTTTTGAGAATAAAATAAACTCATCTAAAAGTTTAGTGTAAGACGAGCCTATCGTAAAATCCTGAAGTCTGAGCCATTATAAATCCTAGATTAAATTCGGGGATATGGAGGGACGAAGTAGGTCATAGGCTGAAGGGTGAAATGAGTGCTAGAAACCGTCGTTCACCACACTAAAACAAAGTCCTTGCCCTTGTGTACTCATGATGTTAAACGAGGGTAAGGCATATAGTCAGTCGTTCGGTGACTTTAAAAGATAATGTTCGAGTGCTGGGTATCACTTTAAAGTGCCTCTTAATTTTAACTTAATGGAGATAAATATGACAAAAGAAGGAACTTACTTAATAGAAGTAGAAAGACATTATGTAGCAACTATAGAAGTTGATGCAGAAAGTGAAGCACAAGCTATAAGGTATGCAGGTAGTGATGAGAACCAACATATAGCTAATAGAAATGAAGATTACTTTTACAACTTTCAAGAGTATTTACATACTTCAGAGGTTGTAAGATTTAAAAGCATAGAGGAGGAATAATATGAGTTACAAACTATTGAGTTTTAACAACCCTAAAGTTTTGAAGGGTGAGAAAATAAGTAATTACTTGACTGCTATCATGCATTTGAGTCCAATCAACACCAAGATATGTCCTTATCAGGACGTTGCAGGGTGCAAGGAAGCCTGTCTAAATACAGCAGGTAGAGGTGGCATTATAAAGAAGGGTGAAACCACTAATGTCATACAAGAAGCTAGAAAGCGTAAGACTAATTTGTATTTGGAGGACAAAGAAACCTTCATGTCTTACCTGATTACAGACATCATGAAGTTTGTAAGATACTGTAAAAAGAAAGATAAGCTTCCTTGCATAAGATTGAATGGTACTAGTGACATACAATGGGAGACAATACCCACAAAGAATACTGACTATCGTATTTCACAAATGTATTTATTTCAAGAACATGCAGAATACTTTGAAGGCTATGGACACCCTGAATGGAAACCGTGTAAAGAACTTGTAGACTTAGGTTGGCGAGAAGCTAAAAATATCTTTGAGTTATTTCCTGATGTACAGTTCTATGATTACACCAAGATACCTACAAGAAAAGTAGAGCAACATAAAAACTATCACTTGACATGGAGCTACTCAGAAGCTAATATGAAGTACGCCAATCTGTTCGACAAGATTGCTTACAACATAGCAGTTGTATTCAATGGTGATATGCCTATCTATTTCAAAGGTAGAGAAGTAGTCAATGGTGATGAAAGTGATTTAAGATTTTTAGATAAGAGCAATGTGATTGTTGGTCTGAAAGCAAAGGGCAAAGCACGTAAAGATACTAGTGGCTTTGTAATACAAACAGCATAGGAGAATCAATGAAAATAATAGGTTGGAAATTAGTTGCTTATTGGGAAGATGATACTAAAGAAGATGTATCTCTTGACATGCCTTATTGGGTAACTAAAAGAATAGATAATTTTTTAGATGAATTAGAGGAGGAAAATGATGAGTGATTGGATAGAAGGAACTAAACCTAAGTACATTGAATGTATTTATGAAACAGCAATAGAGTTTGACTTAGAGGAATTAGATATTGATTATGATACGATTAAGGACTACCATATAAAGTACGGCACACTTTATGTTGAGTTTAAAGATGGTACAAGTGAAAGCTATGAAGGTAATCAAATAGAAACAGATTATAAATGGGCAACAAGTGAAGGTGTATTTGATGAGAGTTGGACTTTAGTGGAGGGATTGAACTGATGAGTAACATACACAACGAAAGAACATTAGAACAAATACATGAGCAAGTCTTAGAAGATGACGCTAAGCTGTTATTAACAGATGAGATAGATGAGATTTGTTATCTGTATGAACTTCATGCAGATGATGATAGAGAAGCAATACTTGAGTTCATAGCTGAAAGTATTTATTATAACCAACATACCTTGGAGGTAGCGAAATGAAGAAAACATATGATGTAGGAGTCGAAGTAAAAAAATATTACACAGTAACAGTAGAAGCAGATTCTAAAGAAGAAGCTTTTAACATAGCAGAGTATGCTGAAAGACCTGATTTCTGTGATGACATACAAGTGTATGCTTTTACAGCACATGAAGTGGAGGTGACTGAATGACAGACATAGAAAAATTATTAAAAGATAAATTAATTAGTCAAGGTATTGATAAGGATTGGTTGAACAGTCACTTAGAAGTCTTGACAGATGATGAAGATATTAATCCAACAACTAAGGAGCAAGACTAATATGAAAGGAATACTAATAAACCCATTTGATACAACAATAAAAGAAGTAGTATATACAGGAAACTATAAAGAAATCTATGACCTTATAGGTTGTAGAAGTTTTGATTGTGTTCGTCTTTATGAGACACAGGATATGTACATAGATGATGAAGGTTTACTTATTGATAATCAAATGTACTTTACTATGAATGACAGAGTGTATGCAGGTAAAGGTTTGTTACTGTCTCATGATGATGAGGGAGAAACAACAGGTACAAATTTAGATTTACAAATGGTTGAAGATATGGTAGAATGGTTGCCTGAAGGACACAAAGAAACTCCTTACATGGAGTTCGTAGCATGGAAATAATATGAACGCAAAACAAATTAAGAAACTTAGAAAACGAATCAAGCCTATTCAAATTGAATGGTTAGAAAGTTTATTGCCTGTTGAACAAGCACAGACTATTACAATAGATAATGTTGAGGGATTACTTCCTGAACAGACACATGCTTTTGGTCAAGGGCAATTACATATGTCATACATGACAGACAAGTGGATAATGAAATACTTAAAAAAATATCCAAACATAACAACATACAAAGAACTGATGGAGGTATCAGGTAATGGATGAATACGTAATAGATGTAGTAATCAATGGAGAATCAGATAGTCTTAAGACTTGGTGTAGCTCTGTGTATTCTGCTGTAGATAGTATGGTAGGTATAGACATGGTTGAGGATATCAAAACAATCACAAGAACTTTAGATGGTAAAGTGTGGGATGTAAAAGATATGGACATTGATTATTTGAGAAACTTAAAAGATAATATAGATGAGTCTGTATTATCTGATGCTTTCAAAACAATAGAGGATTTAGCTCATGACTCAACACACTGATATCGTAAATAAACAAAAGAAAATATTAGAACAAGAAAAAATTGATAGCTCTATTAATTTTATAGAGGTTAGATTTGAAGAGGGTAAGTGGACAACAGAAACTACAGGATATAATAGTGGTAAAGTTGTTACTAAATATAATGATAAAAGAAAAAAGGATAAAATACAAAATGAAATTTAATATAAAAGATGTAAACTATATAGGAATAATAATAGCATTGTTAATTGCTTTGTTTGTTTTAAATGTAGATACAAAAAATAAACAAGATGAAAGATGTTGGAATATGTTAAAAGAAATAGCAAACAGTACGGAGATATAATGAACGAAGGATTTACAAAACTAAACAGAGAACAATTCAGATACTTTGAAGATTGGTTAAGCAAACATCTTGAAGAACTATATGAAAACAAGATAGCATATGAGGTACGTTGGCAGGGCAAAGACTTTTATGTTAAACTTTGTGATGAAAGTATTTACACAATGGGTGATATAATGCTTGACATTGATGAGCAACTCTGATACAATGTGCAACATGATGACGAGTAACCAAAGAACTTTAAGCCCTCTATCTCCAAATACTAAACTATTTGGTTTGGCTTCAGTCCATGACTTCGAGAGTAGTCAGCTCAAAACTCTCCCTATTTTTAACGAACTATTAACTAAACCGTAGGAGGTAAATATGATAGTAGAAGGAACTGCGTATTGGGCAAGTATTAAAGAGCCTAATACCACATTTGAACCAATGTACACAGTCAACTTAGTTGTTGATGAAGAGACTGCAAATGACTTTGCAACTCGTGGACATACCATTAAGCAGATGGACGAAGGTTCTGCTATAGTAATCAAACGTAAAGTCAATGGACCAAATGGAATGGTCAGGGTTGCACCTAGATTACTAGACCAAAACAAACAGGAAGTTAATCTTGCTGTAGGTAATGGCTCTAAGATTAGAGTACAGTACAATGAATACGATTGGGAATATGCAGGTAAGGCAGGGAAAGGTCTTGACTTACAAGCTGTTCAGATTGTAGACTTGGTGGAGTACAAGGCTCAGGACGGCTCTGAATTTTTTGATGATGACGAGGAATTTTAATATGATTATTACTATTAAAAACGATGACGGTGAATCAGTCTATGATGTTTCAAAGATTGAAGATGAACAAAGAAGAGCAGGTGCTAATGTGTCTATCAGTAAGATAGGCACGTTGAATGTACTAGTCGAAGCTTTGAACTATGCTTCACAAGGACATCAGAATAATCTTGAAGCTGTGCTGAAAGAAAGTCCTGAAGCTGTCGTAGAACAGGAAGACGAAGCAGAGGTATCTGACGAGTCTGAATAAATATAACTCGGCTAGGTGTAAAAGCCTAGCCATTCTAATGGAGATAGAATGCAACAAGAACGAACACAATTTATTAAACACAAATTACCTTGCCCTAAATGTAGTAGCAGTGATGCTGTCTCTCTGAATGAGAATGGTTCTGCTAAATGCTTTAGTTGTAATACATTCTTTACAGACTATGACAACGAATCAACAGGAAAGGTAATTGAAATGACAAGTAAACCCAAACCCGATAACACATTTCTTACATCATACACTGGTGCTTATGGTGCTTTAACTGACAGAGGTATCTCTGAAAATACAGCAACCAAGTTCGGTGTTAAGATAGTCAAGGATAGAAACAATAATGTTGCCCAACATATTTACCCATACTTTAATGGTAGTGAAGTTGTTGGTACTAAGACAAGGTTTGTATCTAACAAAGGCTTCACATGTAATGGAACATTCGAGGACACAGGTTTATTTGGAGAACAACTGTATGGAAATACAGGTGGTAAGTACCTGACCATTACCGAAGGAGAGTGTGATGCTATGGCAGTACATGAACTCTTCCAAGGTAAGTGGTCGGTAGTATCTTTAAAGCGTGGAGCTTCGGCTGCTGTTAAAGATATACGAGAGAGCATTGAGTTTGTAGAATCATTTGACAATGTAGTTCTATGTTTTGATAATGACAAGGCAGGTAAAGATGCAGCTAAAGCTGTAGCTAAGATACTAAAGCCTAACAAAACTAGAATCATGTCGTTCCCTAATGGGTTCAAAGATGCAAACGAAATGCTTAAGCAGAAGAAGTTCCAAGAGTTTACCCAAGCTTGGTGGAATTCTAAAACGTATACTCCTTCAGGTATCATGGAACTGTCATCCCAAAAGGCTGACTGGTTACATAGAGAAGAGAAGGAGAGTATTGCATATCCATGGGACGGACTTAACAAGAAGTTATATGGTATGCGTAAAGGAGAACTTGTTACCCTTACAGGTGGCACAGGTCTCGGTAAGTCTAGTGTGACAAGAGAACTAGAACACTGGCTTATTAAGAACACGGAAGACAATGTAGGTATTGTAGCACTTGAAGAGAACTGGTTGAGAACTGCTGATGGTATACTATCTATCGAAGCTAACGATAGGATATATTTATCAGAGAAGCGTAAGAATTATTCAGATGATGACCTCATGGGTTTGTTTGATAAGGCTATCCCTTCAGGCAGGGTGTTCATTCACTCTCACTTAGGTGCTACTGACATTGATGATATCTTTGCCAAGCTTAGATATATTATTGTAGGATGTGAATGTAAATGGGTAATCGTTGACCACTTACATATGCTCGTCAATGTTCTCCACGAAGGAGATGAAAGACGAGGTATTGATATGTTGATGAATAGATTACGTAGCTTAGTTGAAGAGACTGGTGTAGGTATGATATTAGTATCCCACTTAAGAAGAGCAGCAGGAGATAAAGGACATGAGCAAGGTATTGAAGTGTCCCTATCCCACCTCAAAGGCTCACAAGGTATAGCACAACTATCGGATTGTGTAATTGCACTAGAGAGAAATCAACAGGCAAATAATCCCGAAGAAGCTAACCTTACCAAGGTTCGTGTGCTTAAGTCTAGGTACACTGGAGACACAGGATTAGCTTGTGGTCTTAGATATAACGCTGATACAGGTAGACTGTTTGAAGTATCAGAGGAGGAAACATTTGACAATGAACAATTCTAAAATAATATTTGACATCGAAGCCGATGGCTTAGACCCTACAGTTGTGTGGTGTATTGTAGCTAAAGAATTAAATGGTGCTGTCCATAAGTTTGATAACACTCAGATAGCTGAAGGGATTAAGTTCCTAGAAGATGCTGATGTATTGATTGGACACAACATCATAGGCTATGATATACCGGTGTTGCAAAAACTGCATGGTGCTAAACTCACTAACAAGTTAGAAGATACGCTTGTCATGTCAAGACTATTCAATCCTATCCGTGAGAACGGACATAGTTTGAAGGCTTGGGGATGGCGTGTTGGTTGTTTGAAACAAGAGCAACCTGAAAACTTTGATGAGTTTACACCTGCTATGTTAGACTACTGTGTTCAAGATGTAAGATTAAACGAAGCTGTATATAACTTCTTAATAAAAGAAGGTAAGATATTCAGTGAAGAATCTGTTAGTCTTGAACATAACGTGGCTAAGATAATAAAGCAACAAGAGAAGAACGGATTCTTTTTTAATACTCAACAAGCTATGGAACTACTGGCTGAACTAAAAGACAAACAGTTAAAGGTAGAAGATGAAGTGCATAATACTTTTAAACCTAAACTTGTAGATGATAAATTAGTTACACCTTACATTAAGAAAGACGGACAGTTATCTAAACGTGGTATGACTGATGATGAGTATCAAAGATGTTTAGATACAAATAACTTTGAACCTTTTATGAGACAGAAGTTAGTTGACTTTAATCTAGGTAGTCGTAAGCAGATAGGAGAATATCTCATAGACTTTGGTTGGAAGCCTGTTAAGTTTACACCAACAGGACAACCAATTGTAGACGAAGGTACTCTGAAAAAGATTGAACACATCAGAGAAGCTAAGTTGATTGCAGACTTCTTACTCTATCAGAAAAGAATTGCACAGGTTACATCTTGGATAGATGAACTTAAAGATGATAGAGTTCATGGTAGTGTAATACCTAATGGTACTATTACAGGTAGGATGACACACAGAAATCCTAACATGGCACAAGTACCTAATGCAGGTAGTCCTTATGGTAAAGAGTGTCGTTCATGTTGGACTATACCTGAAGGACGTAAGCTTGTAGGTATAGATGCTAGTGGATTAGAACTTAGAATGTTAGCTCATTACATGAATGACCCTGAATATATTGAAGAGGTTATTAATGGAGACATACATACTACTAATCAAAACCTTGCAGGTCTAAAGACTAGAGACCAAGCCAAGACATTTATATATGCCTTAGTGTATGGTGCAGGAGATGCTAAGATAGGTAGTGTTGCAGGTGGTGGATTGAAGAAAGGTAAAGAACTAAAACAAACTTTCTTTAAGAACTTACCTTCACTTAAAAATCTAAAAGAGAAAGTACAGAAAGCATCTGAACGTGGGTATCTAAAAGGTTTAGATGGTCGTAAGATATATGTACGTAGTCAACATGCTGCACTTAATACTTTACTACAAGGTGGTGGTGCAATAGCAATGAAGAAAGCTATGTGTTTCTTAGATGCTTTGATAAAACTAAATAACATAGATGCTAAATTTGTAGCTAACATACATGATGAATGGCAGATAGAAGTACCTGAAGAGAGTGCTGACTTTGTTGGAGAGCTTGGTGTTAAAGCTATTGAACAAGCGAGTGAGCATTTTAAGATGCGTTGCCCACTAACAGGAGAATATAAAATAGGAGAGAATTGGTATGAAACCCATTAAAGATACAAACAGAAAAGGAGACTTCGCAGAATACTATGCCGTGACTTGGTTATGGGATAATGGATATGAAGTCTTTCAGAACTCAGGATGTACTGGTCCAATAGATATGATAGCTATGGATAAGAAAGGTACTGTTACTTTGATTGATGTAAAGACAATACATCCTAATAATGATAATGATAAAAATCCTAATTGTAAAAAGACTAGAACAAAACTACAACAAAAACTCGGAGTTCAATTGTTAGGGTTCAATCCTGATACAAGAGAACTACAATTTATAGGACACAGAAATGACTAAAGATAAAAAAGAGATTGACAAAACTGAATTAGATAGCTATAATAAATTTACGTCTGAGTCAGGACATTGGTATACTCAAGAGGGTGAACCAATGTATACTATCATCGGTGCTAACGGTAAGGAAAGAAACACAACTCTTAGAGATGCTAAGAAAGAAAACTTAGTTCCTTCTGTTACTACCATACTAGGTATGATAGCTAAACCTTCATTAGAAAACTGGAAAATAAATCAAGCACTTAACTCGGCTCTTACTTTAGATAGATACGAGGGAGAATCCCTTGACTCTTTTTCTTACAGATGTAAACATGATTCTAAAAAGATAGGTATGGAAGCTGCCAAACAAGGTACTAAAATACACTATCAGATTGAGAAAGGTTTCTTAGGTCTAGGTCAAACAAAACCTTACAAGAAAATTAAAGCTTGGTTAGATGAAAACTATCCTGATGAAGAATGGATTGCAGAAGATTCTTTCTGTGCTGACACAGGGTATGGTGGTAAGATAGATTTGTATTCTAAATCTGGAATCTTTGTAGACTTTAAAACTAAGGATAACTTAGAAGGTAAAGACCCATCCAAATTAGTATACGATGAACATGGTATGCAGTTGTCTGCTTATGCACAGGGTTGTGGCTTTGATAATCCACAGAGAGTTTCTATCTTTGTTGATAGGAAAGATACAGGATTAATCTCTTGTCATATATGGGATGATGAATCTCATGAAAGACATTTAGGCATGTTCAATAGTATACTAACCTATTGGAAGCTAGTTAAGAACTACGATTCTTCTATTGACAATGCCTAGAAGAGTACCAAGAAAACCTAGACCTAAAAAAACTGGAGTGCCTAAAGGGTATGATAGTATTTGGGAATATGAAATACATCAGACTCTTCTTAAAGATTGGAAACATCATTGGGATAACATAGACTATATTGTTAAGCATAAATATGAACCTGACTTTGTTAAGATAATAGACAACAAAACTATTTTGATTGAAGCTAAAGGTAGGTTTTGGGATTACGCAGAGTTCAGTAAGTACATACATATACGAGAGGCTTTACCTGAAGGTTACGAGTTAGTGTTTCTATTTCAAAAACCTTTTGCACCTATGCCTCAAGCTAAGAAAAGAAAGGACGGAACAAAAAGAACTCATGCTGAATGGGCAGAGAAAAATAATTTTACATGGTATAGTGAAGAAACATTACCGGAGGAATGGAAAAGTGAGTTATAGTAAACAATACTATCAAGATAATAAAGAAAAAATAAAGGCTCAAGCATTAGAATATTATTATAATAATAAAGAAAAATGTTCTTTAAACAACAAAAAATATTATCTAAATAATAAAGACAATTTACAAGCTTATTCTAAAGAATATAATAAAAAGTGGTATCAAGATAATAAAGAAAAAATAAATGCTAAGAAAAAAGAATACAATAAAATTAATAAAGAAAAAATAAAACTACGTCAACAAGAGTACGAGTTAAAAAGAAAATATAATATAACTTTAAAAGAAAGAAATATTTTATTACAAGAACAAAATAATAAATGTAAAATTTGTTCTTTAGAGTTTAATGAAAATATCTTTAAACTAAAAGCTTGTGTAGACCACTGCCACGAGACTGATAAAGTTAGAGGTTTGTTGTGTCGTACTTGTAATGCAGGACTTGGTTATTTTAAAGATAATATAGAACAATTAACAAAAGCTATTAACTATTTACAGGTAACAAAATGAACTATAAATTTAACGAAGATAAAATACTAAACGAATTGAAAGCTTATATAGGTAATACATATGCTCAACACTATGCTAACGGTAAGTACCAAGCAACTGATATGATTATTGATTCAGGATATGGAGAAGGATTCTGTCTTGGAAACATTATGAAATATGCTATGAGGTTTGGTAAGAAAGATGGTAAAAATAATTTAGACTTGTATAAAATAATTCACTATGCTATAATAGCATTATATGTAAACAATAAGGAACAAGATAATGGTTGAAGATAAAATAGGAACTAAGCCTTACTTAGGAATTGAAATAGACTATGACAAAGAAAAAACATTTGATAAATTTAGTTTAGATACACTCAAAGATAGATATTTTTGGGAAGGAGAAACACATGCACAAGAAGCATTCGCAAGAGCCTCCGTCTTCGGAGCAACCTACAAAGGCGAGACAGATTTTGAACTGGCTCAAAGACTTTATAACTACAGTTCCTCTAGGTGGTTCATGTTTAGCACTCCTATACTTAGTAACGGGGGAACAAGTCGTGGGCTTCCTATCAGTTGTTTCCTTAATTATGTTCCTGACAGTCGGGGTGGTTTATCTGCTCACTATGACGAGAATATATGGTTGGCAAGTTCAGGTGGAGGCATCGGTGGATATTGGGGCGATATTAGGAGCAACGGTATTTCTACTACTCATGGCAGTCGTTCTACTGGTTCAATTCCTTTCATGCATGTAGTTGATTCACAGATGTTAGCCTTTAACCAAGGCACAACAAGACGTGGAAGCTATGCAGCTTACATGGATATAAGCCATCCTGAGATTGAAGAGTTTATAAACATGAGAAAAGAATCAGGTGGAGACATCAACAGAAAGAATCTTAATATACACAACGGTATAAATATTACTGACTCATTCCTTGAAGCAGTAGAGAAGGATGAAGACTGGAGATTGATTGACCCTAAGAGTAACGAAGCTGTTAAGATAATAAATGCTAGAGATTTATGGTGGCAAATCATTCATGCTAGAGCAGAGACAGGTGAGCCTTACATGGTCAACATAGATACCTGTAATAAATATCTACCTAAAGCACAAAAAGATTTAGGTCTTAAGATTAGACAGAGTAACCTGTGTTCAGAGATTACTCTACCAACAGACGAAGAACGAACAGCAGTATGTTGTTTATCATCCGTAAACTTAGAACACTTTGATGCTTGGTCAAAGGATGATAACTTTATACAAGATTTAATAACCATGCTTGACAATGTTTTACAGCACTACATTGACAATGCAATAGACACAACACAGTTAGGAGAATACAGTGCAAACTTTAAAAGATTTCAGAAGTACGTTAGAGAAGGTAAAGAAGGATTTACTAAGTCTGCGTATTCGGCATATAGAGAGAGAAGTCTCGGTCTTGGTGCTATGGGCTTTCATGCATATTTACAAAGCAGGAACATTCCTTTTGAAGGAATCTATGCTACTGGTTTCAACTATAAAGCATTTCTTTATATCAACACTAGAGCAACTGAAGCTACTAAAGAACTGGCTATACAAAGGGGAGAAGCTCCTGACATACATGGGTCGGGTAAGCGTAACGCTAACCTCATGGCTATTGCTCCTAACGCTAGTAGTGGTATTATATGTAGTGGCACTTCCCCTA